CCAGGACGAGGCCGACCGGTGCATCGCGCTGATGCAGGCAATCGTCAAACGTCTCACCGCCACGGCGGCGCTGTGAGCGTTCAGGCGATCACATGGGCGCTGGACTATGCCGCGGGCAGCGTCACCGAAAAGGTGCTGCTCCTCGTGCTGGCCAACTATGCCAATGAGTTCGGCGTCAGTTGGCCGTCGCAGAAAACCCTCGCCGACCAGACCGTGCTTAGTGAGCGGACGGTGCGGCGGGTGCTGGCCGACATGGAACGTCGCGGCGTGATCCGGCGGATTGTCCGCCGCCGCGGCAATGGCAGCAGGCAGTCGGACATGATCCTGCTTGCGGCCTTTGAGGGTCGCAAACCAGCCCCTCCCGGCACGCTGGATGACGGGCCGGATGACGGTTCGGAGGGCATCGAAACATGCCCTTCGGACCAACCGGCCAATGGCGACAACCGGCCATTGCGGCCGCTTGACAACCGGCCACCAGACCCGGACCCCCCGGTCACAGTGGCCGCCCTTGATACTTCAAAGATACTAAAGATTACTACTACTGCGCGTGATGTGCCCGCGAGGGGCGTCCACGCACCCGGTCTCGGCCAGGGCACCGATCCCGCAGGACATCCCGAAGCCGCCTGCCTTGCTGCCTGCGGCGAAGGCCTTTGCGCCGAGGCAAGGGCCGTGATCCAGGCAACTGCGCCGGTGATCGATGGCTGGCTTGCAGCGGGCTACGATCTCGACGCCGACATCCTGCCAGTGCTGCAGGCCCGCACCCTGCGCAAGCGCGCCGACCCGATCCGGACATGGGGGTATTTCACCCAGGCGATCGCGAAGCGCCACGCCCAGAGGGTAGCGTTGGCGGCAAGGCCAAAAGGTGCTGGGGAAACGGGAGCGGTGGCCACGGCCAGTGCGCCAGTCAGCCAGCAGGACATCCTGCAGCGCACGGCAGAGTGGCTCAACTCCGGCCGCTTCGTCCCGCCCAGCGCGGTGAACAACACAACGCGGGACGCACTGCTGCGAGCCGGGCTGGTGACCGAGGCCACGCTGCGCGCCCACCAGATTTATTGACCCCACGGAGGACCACCATGACCCTGACGCCCCGCGACATCGAGGATCGCTTCGAAGAAGCTGCCTACACCCTGCGCCGCCTGCCCGAGAAGGACCGCCCCCGTGGCTTTGGCTCGTCCTGGCCGCCGGTCGTTCAAGAGGCCAAGCATGCCTACGGCTACACGCCCGAGGCACCGATGCGGGTGATCCCGAGTGCTGCCGCAATCACCCGCATGGAGGAATGCTTCGACTGGCTGATGCTGATCGACCCTGAGGATGCGCGCATCGTCTGGCTGCGGGCCGATCGCATGCGCTGGCGGCAAGTCTGCATCCGCGCCGGAGTGGTGCGATCGACCGCCTGGCGGCGCTGGGCGGCGGCGCTTTTGACGATTGCGAAAAAGTTGAATTCCAAAGCAAAAACAAAGCGCAAGCTCAAGGTGCCCGAAAGCCCGCCTGCAACACCCGGCGCAATCCCGCGCCAAAGCGTGGTGAACACGCAGGACAACCCGCAAAACACGTTGAACTTCAGGCGCGACATTTCTCCCGGTTCTGAGGCATAAAAGCGATAGGCTGGTGGAACATATGGGCGACAGATCGCTTGGCTTCACCGCCGTTTTGGGCCATGCCCCGCGCCCCTCGCGATGCCCCCCGGGCCCCGGTTCCACCCGGGCTTGAGGTGTATGCGGGGGGCAGAGGCGCGGTAAGTCTCTAGCGTCAAACATTTTTTCTGGGTTCGCGCCTTGGGTGCGCACTCTTGGGTTCGCAAGTGCGCACGCACCCGCTGGTCGCCGTTTCTGTCCGTTCGTCCCGCCTCCCTGCCCTGACTCAACTGGTCCGGTGTTCATCACTGGGCCGTTTCTTTTTCAGGAGATCGCCCCGTTGCAGATCGACATGATGCAAACCGCCCGGCTGGTGCCCTACATCCGCAACGCCCGCACCCATTCCGCCGATCAGGTGGCGCAGATCGCGGCGTCCATCGCCGAGTTTGGGTTCACCAACCCGATCCTGATCGGCGAAGATGACGTGATCATCGCCGGGCACGGGCGGCTGATGGCGGCGCAATCCCTCGGCCTGGCACAAGTGCCGGTGATCGTCCTGGACCATCTTTCCGAGGCCCAGCGCCGGGCCTTGATCCTTGCCGACAACCGAATTGCCGAAAACGCTGGGTGGGACAACGCGATGCTGGCCTCGGAACTCGCGGCGCTGCGCGACGAAAACTTCGATCTGGACATGATCGGCTTTGACGAGGCTGAGTTGGACGAATTGCTGGCGGGGTTTGAATTCGGCGATGCGGGCGCGCTGGGCGGCGGGGGATCGGGCGACGAGGTTGGCGACAGCGATCACCAACCCGCCGCCTCGACCTCCGGCAGTCTCGCCGCGCGCTTCGGCATCCCGCCTTTCTCGATCCTCGATGCCCGCAAAGGCTGGTGGCAGGATCGCAAGCGCGCCTGGCTGGACATGGGCATCCGCTCGGAACTGGGCCGTGGCGAGGGCGATCGCGCCTGCCCCGGCGGCAGCCCGATGCCCGGCAACGGATCGCGCAAGGATTACAAACCGGGCGCCGCCAAGGCGTTCAACGACGGCGCCGTGCTTGGCGGTGGTGGTCTGGCCGATCAGGTCGCCAAGGCGGCAACCGCCCGCCGCCAGAAAAAGGAGGCCGCACATGGCTAAATCCCTCGCCCGCACGTTCGGCCAAGACCTGATGCGCGGCGAGCATGTTGTTGGCGCCGACAAGACCAACGGCGGCGTGCTGATGCCGTCGCACAGTTCCGGCGATCCCAGCTTTTATGCCAAGAAACGCGCCAAGGAGGCCGAACTGGGCCATGAATTGACCACCGAAGCCTTCCTTGCCGACCATTACCAAGCCTCCGATGCGGCGACCGCCTCGGGGACGTCGATCTTCGATCCAGTCCTGTGCGAAATCGCCTATCGTTGGTTCTGCCCGCAAGGCGGCAAAGTGCTTGATCCCTTCGCGGGCGGATCGGTGCGCGGCATCGTCGCCTCGCAACTGGGCCGGGCCTACGTCGGGATCGAACTCCGGGCCGAACAGGTCGCCGCCAATCAGGCGCAGGCGGCGTTGGGCGTAGGCCCTGCCCCGCAATGGATCACCGGCGACAGCCGCGACATCGCCAAGCTGGCCAAAGGCGTCGACGCAGATCTGATCTTCAGCTGCCCGCCATACTGGAACCTGGAGGTCTATTCCGACGATCCGGCCGATCTTTCCACGCTGGGCAAGGAGGCGTTCTTCGAAGCCTATGCTCGGATCATCGCCGGGGCCGTTTCCCGCCTGCGCGACGATCGCTTCGCCGTCTGGGTGATCGGCGATGTCCGGGATGCGGGCGGGTTCTTCGTCAACCTGCCGGGCAAAACGGTGGAAGCCTTCGAGGCAGCCGGTGCCCGGTTCTACAACGACGCGATCCTCGTCACCGCCGTAGGATCGCTGCCAATTCGCGCCGGGCGCCAGTTCGAGGCCTCGCGCAAGCTGGGTCGCACCCATCAGAACGTGCTGGTGTTTTGCAAGGGCGACCCCAAGCGGGCGACCGAGGCGATCGGGCAGGTAGAGTTCGGCGAGATCGACGAGGCCGACGGCATCGGCGACGAGGCACCGCAAGAATGACCGCGCCGATTGTGCAAACCCATTCGGGGATCTGGGTCGTCCGCGACGATCTCCACCCCGGCGGCACCAAGGCACGGTTCATCGGGCAAGTGTTCGACGGTGTGCAAGAAGCCGTCTATGCCAGCCCACCCGAGGGCGGCGCACAAACCGCCCTGGCACATGTCGCCCGGGCGCTGGGCAAGAAGGCAACGATCTTCGTCGCCCAGCGCGCCAAACCCCATGCCCGGACGCTCGAAGCCGCACGCCTCGGGGCGAAAGTGGTGCCGGTGTCGCCCGGATATCTGACCGTCGTGCAGAGCCGGGCACGGCAATACTGCCGAGACAGCGGGGCATCGCTGATCCCCTTCGGCGCCGACATCCCCGGCGCGGTCGAGGCACTCGCGGCGACGGCACTGGCAACCGGTTTTGAACCAGACGAGGTCTGGTGCGCCTCAGGATCAGGCGTTCTGGCGCGGGGTTTGGCGCTGGCATGGCCGAAAGCTCGGCGGCATGTCGTGCAGATCGGGCGGGAACTGGTGCCAAAAGATGTCGCCGGAGCCCACATCCACGTCTATCCCCGCGCGTTCGGACAGGTGGCGATCATGGGCGCGCCGTTCCCGGCGGACCCGCATTATGATGCCAAGGCGTGGGAACTGTGCTTGGCGATGCGTGGGCCGGGGCGGGTGCTGTTCTGGAACGTGGCGCCCCTGCCTCGGGCATGACGTGCTGCGCCTTCATTCTCATCTCTTTCTGCACCGCGATCCCCAATTTTATGCAGAAGTGGTCCAACCGTCCAACAAGTTTTTGTCGGGAAGCAGCTTTCATTGCTGTACGGAAAAGATCGCGCAAGACTCACTGCAAGCGACATTTTCGACCCAGAATCGCGCCATTGACAGGTGCATCTGGAGAAAAGTAGCCTGAACGGGAGCGGGGTACATGCAAAAAGGCGGTCAAAATTGGAGCGA